ACTATTTTTCCAATGCTTTTCAGTGGGTAAAGCTTCTCTATCTTCAAAACTAATAATATTCATGTTATCTTACTAAAATTTTTCTTTCTAACAACCTCAAGTTTCTTATCGAATCTATTCTCTAACAGTTCTCCTTTATGCGAAATTACAAAAACATTAGTATCATCATCTAAAGAGTATATGATTTTCATTAAATTGTCAACACCATCATGATCCAAAGAGGAATCAAAAGTCTCATCCAATATGAGAAGATTGGTTGACACGCTATTCTTCATCTTCGCTATCATACGCCAAGTAAAGAGTAGTGCAAGATCAATACGCTGTTTCTCTCCCTCAGAAAAAGATTCGTATGAAAAAGTATCTCTGTGTCTAGATTTTATAACTTCGCTAAATGATTCGTCAAGGTGAAAGGACACAAAGAAGTCTAAAACTTTTAGATGCATATTAACCAATTTGTTTATGATCGGTATATATTCTCTTACAATTTTAGTCTTAATTCCACTATCCTTCAGCATCTCTCCAATTATCATATTATAATTAAACTGTTCATTTAAATTCAACTTCATTTCAACTAAAGCCTGACTTGCGGATATCATTTTGTTGAGAGTATTATTAGATTCCTCCAAATCAACACTATCGTTAAGCTTACTTATATCGTCTTGTGTACGGCTTATACTAAGTTGAATTTGATTAATAGAATTATTATTGATTGTTAATTGGGTTTGGTATTCTTTGCACCTATCTATGATTTCGTTGATGGTGGAAAGTGCGGATTGTGCAGTTTGTATTCCATCATTAGCTGTGCTAATTCTCTCCTGAAGTTTTTTTGCTTTGCTTTTACCGTCCAAGATATGGACTGTTTTTGTTTCCTCACTGATGGCCTGATCACAGGTTGGGCACGTGGTATTGTTCTCAAAGAATTGGACATCTTTGACCAACTTTTGGACTTCCGTATTAACTCTAGTTTTTTTTGTTTCAAGCTTTTTGATTTCAGCTTCACATTGTCCTCTTTGCTCGACTGTATTCGGTAGTTCAGATTGAATGGAACTATTAAGCTTTTCGTTCTTTCTATGTAAAGCTTCGATTTCATCCTTTCTATCTGAGATGAATTTGAGTTTCTCTTGCCTTTGACCCTTGTTAATCGCTGCGATGTCTTTAATATATTTTTTCTGTGCATCAATTTTAGTTGTGACGATTCCATGCTGATGTATAGCATCTGTGATTTCATCCTTTAGTAAGCTCTGTTTTTCTTTTAATATGGTATTCATTTTAGAGAACACATTAATGTCCAGAAGATCCTCAATAACCTCTCTGCGATTAGGTGTCGAGAGTTGCATGAAAGGAATGAAAGATGATGATCCTAACACCACAATCTGATGAAAGCTTTTATGGTTAAGCTTTAAGATGTTTTGCTCAAGGATCTTCTGGTACTCTTTGGTGTGCGATGACTGATCTATCATCACCCCACCTTTCCATATTTCAAACTTATTAGGTTTTATACCTCTTATTATTTTAAAGTTTTGACCTAAAGCCTCGAATTCAACTTCAACACAACAGTCTTTATTGTTTACTGAATTTACAAGTTGTGGCTTTGTTATCTTTCTATGTGCTTTCCCAAACAAAGAAAAGGATAATGCATCAAGTATCGTGGATTTACCAGACCCATTCTGACCCACAATTAAGGTATGCTTATCTTCAACAAGATTAATAGAGCACCAGTTGTTGCCTGTGCTTAAAAAGTTTTTCCATCTCAAAGATTTGAATATAATCATACTAAGCTATTTCTAAGGTTTGCGCTTCTACCATTAAGTCAGACATTTGTTTTTTGATTCGTGCTTTATCTAAATCAGTGTCTACTGCATCTATATAATTATACAACAACTCAGAAGTATCGTCAATAGATATTTTTTCAACGTCAACGTTTTTACCCAAGAACTCATCAAAATTCTCAGCGATTTTTAAGTCCACTACGCTTCTACTGTGTATGTTATCTATGAATTTATCGAAGGCAAGCTGATCTGTTTTATTGATCACTACAACCTTTACAAACTTACCATCAAGATCGGCAAAAGGATAATCCCCATAATAACTGCTGCTGTCATCATATCTGATACGATGGAAGAGAGTGTGTGGGTTGCGAACAGCAGTAAGATCCCTAGTTTCCGTATCCAATACATGAAAATATTTATTATCGTGTGCATCATTCCAAAAAAACTCCAATTGCGATCCAAGATACTCAATATTGTCTTTAGTAGATTTTGTATGAAAATGACCTGATAAAACCTTTTCAAATCTCTTGAATATATTTCTATCTAATCCATGCTCACTTTTTATTCCTTGTGCCATCTCACAACCAAGGATTTCAAAATGACCCCCTAACCAATCACACTTAGCATTTGAGATAAAGTTAAAAGACTTTTTCTCATTCTCTGCATCAATCCATGGCACTAGTCCAATCCTAAAGCCATCATATGATTGTACCATAGGCTCATGTATGATATTAATCTCATTCATGTAATGCCCAAGAAGTTCTTTCAGAGAATTTAGTTCTCCTGTGTTTTTAAAGAAGGTGTCATGGTTTCCACGTATGATGTCCATTGTGATACCAAGCTCTCTAAGAGGTTGGAGAAAATGCTTACGATTACAGTTAAGTGATCTAAAGTTGATGTATTTTCTATTATCGTAATAATCGCCCAAATGAATAATATGCTTAATATTATTTTCCACAAGATACGGAAAAAAGGTATTAGTATAAAACGCATCAGCATTGGCAATAAAAATATCGCTACTATTACGTATGCCACAGTGAGTATCATTTAATATCGCTATCTTCATAAAAAGTCGCTTAAGTCTGAATCTACAGTAATTGTTTTTTTAAACCGTTTAACGGCTTTCTTTTCTTCTTCCACAAATATTTTAAACTCATTGTCTTTCTCCTTCACCTTATCGATACGGTCTTTCAACGTATCCACGAATGCTTGTACTGCAATAGCAGATCCATCTTCACCATTTGTAATAATATATTCTTCGATGCCAGAAGATGCCATATACTTTATCTTGACATCTTGCTGTTTCTTTTCCTTTGCAATGCGTCTAAGAAATGCATACCATGATATCTGAGTAAAATATGCAAATGCATTAGGATTACCTGTGCGTGTAGCTGCTTCAATATTATAGTTTTCTATAGCCTTTAGGCAGTTCTCCACAGCATCCATCACCATTTCTTCACGATACGTATATCGAATAAAGTTAGATTTATGTGACAAGCCTTCAGATATCTTAAGAAAACAAGATGCAATATAATCAGGTACAATAGGTAATTGTTCATCTGCTTCTTTGGCAGCTTTAACTTTAGTACAATACTCCACAACAGCTAGAGAAAACTCTTTGTTGTTTACATAATGAATGCTTTTTCGTTTTTCTCTTGCCATAATAAATCCTTCAATAAGCTTGAGTATATCAAATATTTTTTTTCTAGTCAAGTGCTTTTTTTACTTGACGAATCAGTAAATTAGTGTATAATAAAGAAGAGGTTTTTGAGGTGGGTAATATACTCTAATGTATTCTGTCGTTTTTAGATGGAAATGCTAATATGTTATCATCCATAAGTTGGTCAGAGTCTTCATTATATATCTCTTTCATTTTCTCTACATATTTCTCTACTTTTTCAAGCAATTCTTCCTCAGACAATTCATTATTTTCTACAGCTTCTTTATAGTTCTTAAGCATTACTAGATCAGGGTTTGCCTCACCCATGACATGAGTTCCTTCTAAAGAAATAAACTTTTCTGTTCCTTCTTGAAGTGCCATCCATGGTCTAAAGGTATAGTACCTATTTCCCTTTTCATCGAAACTAGTTTTAATCATTAGAACTCTACGAATAACCATACCACTGAAATCATCTGAGGGCCATTCAACAACCTCACAGACTATTTCTTCGCCACTGACTAGCTTGAATTGTTTTATTTCATTCATTACATATCTACCTTAACAATTTTGTATTTGAACTGTTCTTTTTCATATATCTTCACTCTTTCTGCTGAGTGAAGTAGTGTGTAGTTTCTTCTTGTTTTCCAATGCAGATCATCTGCGACATCAAATAACTTTGTTTGTCTTCCATTGTCTGACTGTCGAAGACCACGCCCAATACTCTGCAAAACTTTGATTTGGGATTTGCTTGGTGAAGCGAATACGATATTATGAAGATTCCGAATATTAATACCAGTGCTGAATGTTCCCAAGGATGCGACAATGATTGAGTCCTTTTGCTTTTCAACGATCTTTCTAATGGCTTCTCTATCATCTGTCTTCACGTCACCACTTACGAAAAATACTTTTCTTTTTTCACCACACTTATCCTTTATCATCTCAAAGAGAGGTTTTCCATGAGCATCCACACGATTGTATAAGACAAGAGTATTTCCCTCACAATTAATAGCCAAATTAGAAATGAGCCTATTACGAGACTCGTTTCCAATGATAAAGTCAATCTCTTCTTGATAAGTCCTTTTACCAAAGTTTTTTCTAACCTCTTCTGAGTAGTTTAATAACAACACCTTTATATCTAAATCTGCTAGGGTATTATCGTCTTGTAATGCTTTAGTTGTTGTGACGCTATACACCGGCCCAAACAACCCTTCTAGTACCAATTTGTGAGTTTGGGTGCCATCAAGAGTACCTGTAGTACCAAACCTATATTTTGCCTCTGTTGCCTTATTCATGATAGATGACAATGACTTTGACTTAAAGCCATGACACTCATCCCCTATAACCATACCAAACTGTTCAAACCATTTCTTAGGGTATTTATATATGCTTTGCCACGTAGATATTACTATGGCTTTATCTGTGTTCTTACTCTTACCTGAGTATATTTTATGCATCCCACGTTCACTCATACCATAGTCGATAAAGTCTTGATGCATTTGTTCGACCAAGGAAGTAGTCGGAACAATAATCAGAACACGCCCTGCTTTTGGAAACCCAACTCCTTCTGTAACATATTGTAACCAAAACTTAGCAAGGATGTAAATCATGAATGACTTACCAGATCCTGTAGGAGAAAGAAGTATTCCTCTACTACGCTCCATTGCTGTCTTAACTGCATCGTACTGATAGTCTCTAGGTTGGAATGGCAAGTTGTCATTTTGCAAGTAATGATCTAACTCACTGACATTATCTTTTACTAAAGGAAACCCATACCTAGTTTCTTCTGTGTCTAATATGTAACCACGCTCTTCACAAAACTTTACAAGGTAAACATATAGCCCTGCATTCAACTCACCTGTCATTCTGTTGAATAACTTTATCTTTCCATCCCATATTTTATTTTTATAGGCTGGCATAAACTTGTAACCTGGAACATAAAAAGAGAAGTAGTCAGAAAGTTCATATGCAAACCCGCCTTCGCAGTCAACATACATCATACTATAGTCTTTTAGTTTGACTGTAATATCAGCCATTCTCTTTTTGTTCTCTATACATTTGTCTTACTTTAATAAACTCTTGTAGGTAGTCATGCGTATTAACTGTAAACACTTGCGGTTCACTATGATCCACTGCAATAATAATCACGCCCTGCTTAATAGGAACACCTGTGCGTTCATAGAATGCTGCAGCATAAAAGGATGCCTGAATAAAGTAGTTGCTGATCCATTCTACTTTCTTTGGTTTACGACTTGTTTTGAAATCGATTATTGACAATTCGCCATCATACTCAGCAATACAGTCCACTTGACCTGCACACTGAAGTCTGTCGCTGTAAAGATATTCTTCTTGAAACCAAACGTTATTTACTTTATGATCTATAATATCTTTTATATGACTAAACGTAAATAAGTTGTTAGGCAGAACATCCTTATTCCAATCTTCAACATTATCAAGATAATCTTCTGCCAACTTATGTACAGAAGTTCCTCTTGTCGCCGCTTGGTGTGAGATTTTATTGGCTTCTTCTTCGCCAACTCTTTTACGCCACTTTATAATACTATCTCTACTTAAGAGACTTAGCACTGTAGTGATAGAAGGGTAGGCATTGCCATCAGGAGTAAAATACTTACGTCCACCCTTCCCTGTCTTCCTAGTCATTTTTGGTAAACTAATACCATGATCTACATGATTAAACATTATCCACCTGCTTCAAATACTTTCCATTTTATCATATTACCAATAGTTTGATGACGCCACTTCAAGGTATCAACTATATCTGTAAGTGTATTTATAAGGGTTTTTAGGTACTCTATTTTCAACTCAGACTCTTGTATTTCTTTGTCAGAGTCATAGTAATGGTTCATATCTCCCTTGAGAACCTTTAGACCGTCTAAGGGATCGTAATCCCAACCACGTGCCTCTATTTCAAATTGATCCATCTTACCGTTGTAGTATAGCCATTTATCTTTGAGTAAAGACTTTTGATCCATCTCATATTTCTTGAGACGCAACTTAGCATTAGCCAATGCGCCAAGATACTTGGCGTGTAGGTTAGGTGTCAAGCGAGAGGTTTCTGCCAGATCGTTTCTAGGGATTTGACAATCTTCTTGCCAAGATTCTATAACTTCTTCCAATGTTTTCATAATATACTTTCTTTGCGGTTACTTTAATTCAAAATAAGAGAACCTAAACGATGCAGGAAATGTTATAAATGTAACGTCACCTGAGGTTGACTCTAGCGTCATATCACCAAGACTTGTTGGCATACTATCTATATATCTAATCTGTCGAACCTTGTTGTTATGGCTACTCAAAATGCTAAGTGTTATATCAGCGTATGTTGGGGGGTTTACTGATGTTCTACCTAGCGGTGTTCTGTCTTCTTGTTCGATAGTTCTTTGCAACCAGTTATACATTTCAGTGTATGCATTTAAATTCTCATCAACTATAATCATAGCAGTTAATTCTCCAAATGTCAATTTATCCCCCGTGAATGGCACAGAAGTAACTCTCTTGTATGGCATCTCTACTGGATTAGATGACATCGAAGGATGTAGTACAGTTTGACAAAAGAACTCTAAGTTCTGAAAATGCTTGTGGTCTATCGTAAGCTTAAACGCATTGGGCTGTAAATAGTTGACGTTGTTCAACCCTGATGTTGCTGATGATGTTAATACTTCTAGACTAGGATTTAATGTAGGCATAGGTTGTTCCTAAAAAACTTTATATACCTCTATTTATATGCTTGACAAACACTATTTGATATGTTACAAAAGTATGTAATCAAGAGAAAGTGAGAATCATATGACACAGTTTGATAAATCTAAGTTTACTTACCACGGTGGATATCTTGAGTATACAGGCACCTACGAAGGTCAACCTACTTGGGATCAAGTAGCCCCTAACTGTCATCCCTCACGTGTAGGTATGCCTAAAGAATTGTTCATAGCTCGGTTTAAGTACAAAGGGCCTTTTACTAAAGCTAAATTTCTAAAAGAATTAATCAAAAGCTTTACTGTTGAAGAATATGTAGAAGCCCGTAGTAAAGAAGGTATTGAGGGTGCCCCTCTTGAAATTCTGAAAAATAAAAATCCTGAGTGGGCAGATAAAATCATGTTTCAATGGTTAAAGAAAATGTCTAATAAGATGGCATAAAAAAAGGCCCACCGAAGTGGACCTTAGTTGGGAGGGTTGAACCCCTCCCTTTTTTATATTTAAATCTTATGTAAGGATGTTGTCCACACGGAAGATTCTGTAGTACTGGTTTGTACGTGCAGTTGCAAGACCATCTGCAGGTGAAGCACCTACGAATGGGTTTGACGCCATGCCATAACGAGTTTTGAACCCGATACGTGGCTGGAAATCATCCTCACCTACGGCACGAACCATTGTCAACGGTACGTATGGGCAGTAGAATACACCTGCGTCATATGGGTTTGTACCTTTGTAGCCTACGTTGATGTAGTCTGCAGTTGCATATGGATCGATGTATACACGCATACGACCATTCAGAACACCTGCGAAAGTGTTACCTGTGTCATCAACATTCAAGTTGGTTGACA